AGTAGTTCTACCAGATTTGTCAACCCCCTGTCCTGCTTTTTCATAAGCTTCGGTCAACATTTTACTTATATCTTCTGACCCTGCATACTCCACAGCAGGTGCATTTATGATGAAAGCACCCTCTGGAACTTCGAGAGGTATATCATCTGCTATGGTTGTTTGATCGCTGTAGTTTTCTGGTGGGCCACCTATAAACCCTGCAGGGCCACCTGCTTGCATACCTTGTCCAATCTGACCACCGTATCGTGTAGAAAATCCCATATCAGTTGAATCTGTCCCCGGATCGTAATTACCACCATCGTCAGTGCTAGTATCTACACTAACTGTACCAAAATCTGAGTATATATCATCTTTTACACCATAACTATCTGGAATATCAGTTACTGTAGTATTAGTATCTTGTATTCTCTGTTCAACTTGTTCTTGTTGTGCTTTTCTTATTTCTTCTGACAAAGTTGTATCTTTATTACTTCTGACTCTTCCAAGTATTTCTTCTACCTTTGAAGTTGTTAGTCCTACTTGTTTACCTAAACTATCTGATGCTTTTCTTGATCCAAAAACGTAACTTCCATTTCTATCGTGATATCGACCTCTTTCGTCATACAAACCTTTACCTTCTTTTAGATTTACTGTTATACCACGATCCCCTGTCTCTGTTCTGTAATCAAAACTAGATGGCACAATACCTTTGTCTATTGCATCTATTCTTTGCATCATCTCACGAGGAACATCATACGTTCCTGTATAGTTAAATCCCTTTGGTGGTCGTGTTACAAGCTGTCCATTTATGTATGTTGCAAAACCTTTAGGGCCAGTTGTACCTAATGCAGCTTTCATTTGTGCAACGTTATCATATTGTATCGACATGTTTACATCGTGTATGCCACCAAGAACAAAGTTACTAGGTCTAAAACTTGGATTACCAAATGGATCGTTTACAGTTCTGCCTGTAGCAAAAGCTAACGCAGTATTTGTAACAATGGGATCTACACCTGCAAATCTGCCTGCTAATTTAGCTGTTTGACGTATAGCTGATTCTTTTGATACAAGTCTTTCAAGACCTTTTTTTGCTTCTTCTTTTGTTTTAGGTACACCCCCTAAATATATGTCTGTGCCAAATACGTTAAAAGGTGTTTTATCACCAAATCCTTTTTCACTTAAAGCATCACCGTATGTTTTTATATCCACATCGTACAAGTTTGCTGATGGATTTGTAAGCTCTAAAGATGGTAAAGAAGAACTCTCTCCACTATCATCTCGATCCCCAACTACATTTATGTTAACATCTTTTCTGTCTCTATCATCATCGTCATCAGTTCTTGTAGGTATTTTAAAATCACCACCTAAAGCACCTAACGTTTGATCGTAGTAATCAATCTTACCTTTTTGATATTCTTGTTGTGTAACAGATTTTTTTTCAGGTATAGGTTCAAAATAACTTAAACCAAAATCTATTCCAAAATCAAAAAGTTCAGCCATTTTTTGTTATTCTTCCGTGGTTATTCTTCAACTCTAGGAGCATTTCCAGTAAAGCCAGTTTCCCCTGCAGTTGGCGTAGCTCCGACTCCGATTGTGCCGTTACCAGACCCTTGACTGTCAGTTCCTTCAGGTTGTTGAGATACTCCACTAGGTTGTCCCATTCCTTGCTGTTGATTAGGGGCGACAGCATCTTCGCCTGCTCCTTGTTGTACATTAGGCATCATTCCTTTTAACATTTCAGCGTATAGTTGTGCTTCGTTTGCATCATTGACCAATGTATCAGGGTCAATGTCCTGTGCTATTGCAAGTTCTCTTATCAAGTTTGGTATCTTTATAAAAGGTGCAAGCATAGGATTTGATACGGTCTGAAGCAATGCAGTCAATCTTTGTGTGCGTACTTCTTTCTGCATGACTGCTGCAACCCCACGAGGTTTTATTTCAAGATCCCCTTTTATATCTCCTAAGTCATCATTAAACTGCATGTTCCATTGAAACAAAGATTCACCCAATGGTTTCAATAAATGATCATCTATATTTTTTATAACTGTTTTCATAGCTAATCCTGCTGAACCCATCAGCATAGATAAGCCTGCAGCCGTTCTACCAGTCCCTGTCACTCCTGTTTGTCCGTGCAGTATAGATGGTATACCTGTATCTTCATCTGCAAGTTGTCTTGATATCTGATACATCTGTATGTTTTCTGGTGCAGTGTTTGGAAACTTTAATCCGTTGATCGCTGTGCCAGTCACACCAGACTGTCGTCTGAATATCTTACCGGGGAATATATCCATGTTTTGACCGGGGACTAAGCTTGCTTCGTCTACGTCAAACACAAGATTACCTGCTAACGCTAAGTTGTCAATAGCCATACGATAGTGACCGTTCATTAACTTCTGTGAGTATTCCATGTTTTCTGCAACACCAACACCCCATATCTGATATGGATCTATCTCGAATGGGAAAGCTTGAAAAGGTATTCTAGCAGGTGTAAATGGATTTATTACACATCTGATAACCATACCTCCACACACCCAAACGTTGACTTGAATTTGATCAAACTCTGACATTTGATTAGCACCCTCTAGTGCTACTTCATCAGCCAATTTTTTATCAATCACACCCCAATATTCAAGAACTTCATATCTGTTTTCTTGGTAGTAAGGTTCGGTATCATCCTCACGTATGGTATCTTCGTAATACTTATCTTCGTAATTAGGGCCTTTTGCAAGACACTCTTCTATAGCCGCTGCATCAAAATATGGTCGTTTAACAAGACCACGAAGTTGTATTCTGTTCATACGGTGTCTTTGTATAACATACTCACAATCTTCTATACTGGTTGCAGATGGGTCAGGATGAAAATCCCAAAGTGATACGTACTCAACTCGTGGCATGACTTTTTCGTATGGTGAGTATTCTTTCTTACCAGTATTAGAGTTCATCTCCCAGTTGTGTACACGTTTGTAAAAGTTAAGTGGGCCTTTTACTATTCCTGTTCCAAGCAATGCTGATTCAAATATGGCTTTACGAAAGACATTAACAGCATTGCTGTCCATCAGTTGATCGTGAATACATTTTTCCATATTCATCGCCATTTTTTGTGCAGGTTTTAGTTGAGGTTCACCTAATTTTGCAGGACCTGATGCTAACATGTCAGGAAACTCTTTGCCGTAAGTTCCTAGCTTATGAGGTTCTCGTGCAGACATAGCTCCGGGCATCAACTCTCTTCCGTCACCTTCAAATCCAAACGGATCTGTCATTGATTCAGTTTCATCAAGTGGTGTCTTTTTGTGAGCAAACTCTTCTATACCTTCAGGCATAGGAGTTGGTTCTACAACAAGAGGAAACTTTTTGTTGCTAAATAATATGTCTACAATTTGTCCGTATGCTGCAAGAACTTTAGTTTTAGTTATCTTAATAAATACTTTAGATCTTTCAGAATCACGATACTGTGTTGTAGAATCGTAGATACCTTTGAAGTTTTTATAAGACTGTAACCATTTAAGTTCGTGAGTACGTCTACCGTTTTCTGCATCTTCAAACTTTTGCTTGACATACCCTGCCAGTCCCGGCATTTGATCTTCAGGACTGTTTACAGGTACAGGGGTATCGTCATCAGGTTGAAGAAAACTCTCATCAGCCATGATTTATCCTTAGTTAGAAGTAGTTTCTGTCGTCAGCCATTGAAAATAAAGAAGCTTCTACTGTTGGTTTAGTTTGCTTCTTTGGCATATCTTGAGTTAATACATCTGGATTTACGTCAGTTGTAAACTCTAAACCTTCTCTGTACAGTTTATCAGAACCCTGAGTATCATTTACTGATACTTTATCTGATCCCATAATATAAGCTGCACCTTGATTAAGATTAGCTGCCATTGTTTTCTCCTTATCTATTAGTTGCTTTTGTAACAAATCCACGAACGCCTGAACTTGCTTTTTCTCTAGCTCTCGCTAAAAATCTTTCTCTTTGAGCTTCGTCACTCAAAGGGTCACTTGGATCACGTTTTGGTAATTCTGATGGGTCATACATTTCTGTTGTCCCTCTTAGTCTTGGATCATCTCTGTATATTTGTTTCTCTTGGGATGTATCCATTTGATCTATGCCACCAAAACGTCTATCAATATCTTGTCTTGCAAAACCCTCTATCTCATCTACATTTGTAGGGGAGGATGGAAATACAAATCCTGCTCCTGCTATAGGTAATGCTTTTCCTGCAGTAGTCTGTGCCAATTTAGGAGCTGCTTTACTTATGGCTGTACCCAACGCTGAAGTCGTCACTTCTTCTGCTACAATTTCACCTGTATTGTCTAACAGTTCAGCACCAGTTAAACCCACGAGTCCTACACTAAAAGGATCAACTCCTTTCAACTTACCTGACTTTTGTTTTGCTCTTTGTATTCTAGTTAATTGATTTGACTTAGGTCTATTATCATCATGTATACCTATAGATCTCAACTCGTTTATTTCTTCATCATCAAAATCTTGAAAACTCAACACTCTTGTATCTTTTTCTTGAGCTTTTGTTTTTTGTTTAGCACCAGTTGTTCTTTCACTAATGATTTCTTCTTCTTCTAAATTAGGAGAAAAACCTTTTGTCTGTATAGGAACTTCTTTTGGATCTGAATCACCAAACTTTACATACTCTACGTTATCTGGTATGTACGTTTTTGTTTCAGGGTCTATTTCATTTTTACCAAATATAAACTGATTTGGATTTACCATATTTCCACTTTCAGTAAATACCTTTTTATTATTCTCATCTAGTAAAGTAAAAAATCCCCAATTTGTTCTGCTTATCTGGTCTAAATCATTTATAGCTTCTGGCTTATATTGTCCGGGACTACCCATGTAAATTTCTTGAGATCCAGTATTTGATGCTGTATCTCTGTTTGTCAACATAGCTATGTTTTCTTTTTTCTTTATAACAAGAGCTGCTGAATTTATAAATAAATTTCTTAAATTTTTTGAGGTTATGGGAGTTTTTGAAGGTTTTGGACCTTTGTTTGTATAGTCAAACAACATACCAAAAGGAGTGGTTGTTTCAAGAACTCTATTTATATCAGTTAAAGTGATTGGTCTAGGATTACCGTCTTTATCTAACACTTGAAAGAAGAAATCTAATTTTTTATTGTCTCCTATAATTTTAGAATTGTAATCACTTTGATCTTGGAGTATAGTTACACCTCTTTTTGATAGAGGTGCATTGTAAGGTTGAATGTTTGGAGCTTGACCTTTTGCCTGTCTTTTTACGCCTTTAGTTCCTGCAGGTATGAGTAAACCATCTCTACCAGCAAGCTCCATTAAAGCTCCTGTTTCTCCAAGCTGATTTTTTATGTAATGTACGGTTCTTAGTTCTGTCGTTAAACTTGGTCTACTACCATTTTCTAAATTAAAAAGAATTGCATTTGCTATAGGTTTATCTTCTGGAAATTGTTTTACATGCTCTTGTAAATTTTTTATGAGTTCACCAATTTTATTTACATTAAAACCTTTTTTAGCAGTAAACTTTCCTCCTCTAGTTTGTATTTTTTTAACATCTTCTGTTATCTTTGTGTATCCAGATAATAGATCAACACCCTCTTTTTTTCCAAGTGTAGATAGTTTTGGAAATACGTTTGATTCTATTACTCTAAATTTAGACTGTATATTACCTGCCTGACCACCTGCTGCATTTTGGATATCAGCCATTATACTTTGTGACTCAGATGGCACAGAACCGAATAATGTTATGACAGGTTGGTTTAAATATTGTTTGGTAATTTTATTATTTCTTATTAAATTACCCCAAGTTTTATTTCCTTCTCTGCCACCTTTTTCAACGCTTTCTTTTTCAAACATAGAAAGCCATTGATCTAAAGTTATAGTTCTAGGATCATAATCTTGATCTATTATATATGCTTGTGTTCCTGCTGCCATTTATTAATATCCAAATGTTTGATCATGGACTTGGTAGACCTGATTCTTAATACCATTAAGCGTTTTATGAATTGACACATATCCTGTCATTCTTGTCATAAGCATATACCTTAGTGCATCGTATGCATGGTCTTCTGCTTTTGTATCTACGTCTTCTGCGTTGGTTTTACTTAACGGTATACCTGAAAGTTGTTTTATTAAGTTAACGCAGTTTGGAAATATTCTTATTCGTGGCTCGTTTGTTCTTGGATCGTCTGCAAGCCTGCGATGTATTTCCATCTTTCCTTGTAATCTGTTTCTATCTGATGGTATCCAACGGACACCACATCTCATCATTGTTTCTGCTATTGAAGGGCCGAAACCTGTCTTGTTCCAACATGAGGAATCAAGTACAGTATAGTGGGGAGTCGGATCTTCTTGTTCTACTTGTAGTATTCTATCGGCTAGTTGCTCTGCTGTCAACTGTTTTACATATAACTCACGATAGACCCAGATATTATTATCCCAATCAATTGCACCCCATAGCACACAAGAAGGACTCGCATAGCCGTAGTCAGCCGCCCTGATACGTGGGAAGTTGGTTGGTAAGTCAAAGCTAGGGACAACATGTTTACTCCTACTAAATTCTGGGAACGCTGCACCTTCAGTGACTTCCCAGTCTCCTTCTAATAATCTTTTACGTTCAACCTCTGGCAGTGAACGCAACATAGCTTCGTACTGTCCATCTGCTAACAAGTATGGATTGTCAGTCAAACGTGCAGGTATGAACCTACGATAAAATAGTGGCTCTCCTTCCTTTTCGTGACCTTTGGGCCACACAAAAGGTTTACCAGTTTCGATATCCGATGCAGGAAATGTAGTGTTATGTTCAGATGGATCAATGTACATCTTCTTAACCCACCAACCACCAACCCCTCCGGGGTTTGCTGTGCATCGCATATACAAATGCTCTTGTAACTCTGGGTCTGTTGTTCTTAGTCGTGAACGAAGATAATCCCAAACGTACGGAGATGGGTATTGGGTTATTTCGTCTACACCTATCCAGTTAAAAGACTGTCCTTGAAATCGAGTTACGTCTTTGTCTTTGTCTAAATATGTAAACCAAATCGTTGCACCTGATGGAAAGTGCCACGTTGATTTTGATTCTCTAAACTTTGCACCCGGAAAAGCTTTAGGGTACAGTTGACGTGACTTGTCTATTAGTTCAGTAAGCTCATCAAGAGTACGCCTAAGAAGAAGCCCACGATGATTGCCATTATGACAATACCTAAGGGGGTCAGCAAGAAGGGCAAAACTTTTTCCTCCACCT